AAATTATGGTGCTATTAATATGTTAGATTTACCAGTTGGCAAGGCTCGCTATTCAATTTTGCATTCAAATAAACGTCTCAACCTGTGGGAAGGCGCTAAGCGTTCTAGCAAGACTGTTAGCTCTATAATTCGTTGGATTGAATATGTTATCACAGCTCCGCCCGGCCCGCTCCTAATGGTTGGCCGTACTCAGAAGACTTTAGAGAAGAATGTATTAGACATTATTGCGGAATTCGTAGGCCCTAAAAATTATAAATATAATAGAATAACTGGTGAAGTTTTTATTTATGGTCGAAAAATAGACGTAGTAGGAGCCGTAGATGAAAGCTCAAGGGAAAAAATTCAAGGTCGGACCTTAGCAGGAGCTTACGGCGACGAAGTACCCCTTTGGCCTGAATCATTCTTTAATATGATGCTTTCCGGCTTATCAGTTAAAGGAGCTAAATTCTTTGGGACCGCTAACCCTGAAAGCCCTAGACATTGGCTTAAAGTCAAATATATTGATAGAATTAACGAACTTAGCTTAAATGTTTTTCACTTCTTATTAACTGACAATCCTTCGATTGATGCTGAATACGTCGAAAACCTCAAGAAAGAATACGTTGGCCTGTGGTATTCTCGTTATATTCTTGGCCTTTGGGTTGCCGCTACTGGTGCAGTTTATGATTCCTTCGACATTAATAAAAACGTTGTAAATGAATTACCTAAGGAAAAGTTTGATAAGATATATGCCTCTGTAGACTATGGCACGGCAAACGCTACCTGTTTTCTTCTTTTCGGACGCTCTAAAGGAAAATGGTATGTTTACAAAGAGTATTACTATGATAGCCGCAAAGCCGGAAAGCAGAAGACTGATAAAGAGTATGCAAAGGATCTAATCGAATTCTTGGATGGCAAATATCCACAAAAGATCCTTGTGGACCCGAGCGCAGCTTCATACATTCAAGAAGTAAGATCTCTAAAGAAATATCGTGTTGGCTTTGCCCAAAACGAAGTTTTAGACGGTATTCGTTTAACTTCTAAAGCCTTAGCAGATGGTAATCTCTTAATTTATAAAAGTTGTACTAAATTAATTGAGCAAATTCAGTCCTATACATGGGATGAAAAAGCGCAAGCAATAGGCATTGATAAGCCCGTAAAAGTTGATGACCATGCCGTTGATGCGCTGCGGTATGGAGCAATTGAAATTTTCAATCATAATTATAACAAAATGCCTGTAGATTTGCCAAAGAAGTGATTTTATTTATGTTAACAACTTTAAATTTTCTTAATCAAGGAATGCCCTGGCCTGTTTCCGATTTGGATACAAAATTAAGGCTTGAATCTTATGAAAAGAATAAGCTCCTGTTTCAAGGTTTTCATTCAAGCGTGTTCAGAGACCTTAACAGGCTCTTAAGAGAAGATGAAAGTTCCGTTCTAGCCTTCTCCCTTAACTGGCATAAGAGACTAACTACAACCTTCTGTAATCTGTTATGGGGTGAAGTGCCTAACATATCTTCAAGTACTTCTGATAAGTACCTTAAGTCCTTAATAGAATACAATGATTTTTATAATGTAGGCTATGAAGTAACCCTTGATACTCTTAGGTATTCTCCAGGCATTATAAAAATAGGCTTTGACGGTGAAAGAGCAACTATTGAGGCACAGAATCCAAATTTTTGGTATCCTGTGGTTAATCCAGATAATATTAAAAAGATTCAATACCACGTCTTAGCCTGGACCTTTGAAGAGGTTGATTGGGAAGGCAAGAAAACAACCTTCTTAAGATCTGAGATCCATTCTAAAGGTAAAGTAGAAAACCGCCTCTATGAACTTGAAAATGGAAAGATCGGAAAACAGATTAAGCCAATTTCATCTCACCCTAGATATAAAACCCTTAAGGATGAGCAAAACACCGGCGTTAATGATTTTCTCATTATCCCTATCTTTAACTTGCAAACTTCAGATAATTATTTTGGACAATCAGATTATGAAGATATAAACTCATTAATTGAGCAATTAGAGTTAAGAATATGCCATATAACACGCATTTTGAACAAACATAGTGATCCAAACATGGCCGGGCCTGAGTCTTGCATTATCAATGATCCAGACACTGATGAGCCTATTTTCACTAGCGGCGGGAAGTTTTGGCCTTTGGAATCTGGAGAGAAAGCGCCGGAATATATAACTTGGGACGGGAAACTTGAAAGTGCCTTTGAGCAAATGGAATTCCTTTTGGATCAGCTCTATGCACTCTCTGAGACTTCTTCAGTTCTCTTTGGTGATCCTAAAAAGCTTCAAAGGGCGGATTCTTCAGCAGCTTTAAAGAGGCTCCTCATCAGTACTCTTTCAAAGATTAACCGCTTGAAACTGTCAGTAGATCCTTTAATAAAAAAAGCCCTAAAACTTGCTTCTCAAATTGAGGTTCAAAAGAATGTAGAGGGAGCTGTGGAATTGGTAGATATAAAAACGCTATGGAGAGATGGTTTGCCAGAAGATGAATTAGAGCAGGCTCAAATAGAAAAATTGGGAACAGAGGCAATTGAAGAGAGTATAGCTTGAATAAATCATTAATTATTTAGGATAGTAAAATAATTCTGCATCTGGATAATCATAATCATCCAAAAAGAATGAGTATTCATTCCAGATACTTTTCTCATCGTCATTTGGACATATTGACAGGGGAAGTCCCAATTTTTTTGCCAGATCCATCCGATAAAGATCGAAAATGGATTTGACATATCCACCATAATTGTCGTGCTCATTTATTGATAATTTATATAAAACTTGGTAAGTTATAATTGTCCAAAACACAAAGGTGATTGTGGCAATTATTAATCCAAAAAACGCATATGCGTTTATTGTCACAATGGGTAAAAATATTATAAAGATAAATGTTAGATATACAATAAAATCCGCCTTTGCACTTCTCGAATCTAATTCATTCTTGATATCTTCAGGTAAAAAACAACGTAGTCTACTCCAGTATATTTTAAAATTCATTCCATATTGCTCTTCGGGATATGTTTCATATTCTGCAATAACATTGCCAAAAGCTGTTGCTTCGATAGATTCTTCGTGATATGGATACCGCCGAAGTTTTCCGAATAGACTTCTTATTTGGTTATTGATTTTTATTAGTTCTTTTTCGTTACTTATAGACCCACGAAGGTCTTTCTTAGAATTAATATCTTGCTTTATGGATCTGAATGATTTAAGAGAGCGGTCATGCATAGGCCCCCACAATGGCCCCCAATAACGTATTCCCTCCAAGAACTGATAAATATATAGATCCATTAGCTCTAAAATCATGCCAAATATAAAACTAAGTATCACAATAACAAAGATCTTTTCGATAATAGGCATATGAAGAAAAGTATTTAAGACCTGAATATTCGAAAACTTCATTTGAATCAACGGGGCTAATATATATGTAGCTAATATCGAACTAATTAAACCAGGTAAAAAATTCCTCACGAAACAAGGAAAACCAAAGCTAATAGGTGCATTTTCTATACCCATGGATTCACCAGGTTAAAAGACAAAAAAATTGGGTTCTATTTTTTCTTATCCGAATCATAGCCTGTTCTCTTATCCGATCCTTCGCGTGGTCTGCCTCTCGAATTCTCTCCCTTAATCACTGCTTGAGATCCCTTTTGCTTTTCTTCTGCCATGAAAGTCATCCTCTATTGAGATAGATTGACAATTTTGATACAACTGAAGATACTTAAGGCTTATTGAATTATATTCAATCGAAAAGTTTAAATACTAATAAAAATATTATATAAAATATATTATTATTATTGGTTCACAGAGCCACAAATCCAATTCTGGGAGTTTTTCAAAATGACTGATGATGAAATTAAGACGTTCACTCAAGACCAAGTTAATCAGATTGTTGAAACTAGATTGATGAGAGAACGGGATAAGTTTAAAGAAATTACGGCTGAGAATGAGACACTTAAAGGAAAAATCACTGCAATTGATACTGAAAATCTCATTAAAGAGGCCGGTTTACCAACAGAATGGACTCAAAAATTGACTGGAAAGAATCAGGAAGAAATCAAAGCCGAAATTCAGGTTATTAAGGCTCTGGTTGAAAAGAGTAAACCAGCGCCAGAACCGATAGGCAGCGATACAAATCCTGCAAATACAAAACCAGTTATAATTACTCGCGAATCACTTAAGCTGCTGAGTCCATCTCAAATAAACGACAACTGGGAAGCCGTTCAAAAGGCTCTCAAGTCGGGAATATAAATTTTAATGAGGTTTAATTACAAATGACACTTAATAATTTCATTGGCGAGGTGTGGAGTGCCCGCTTGCTTGCGAATTTAAATAAAGCCCTGGTCTATTCACAGATTGGGGTTTGTAATAGGGATTACACCGGAGATATCAAGAATGTGGGCGATACGTGCCACATTAACGGGATTGCGCCGGTAACTGCAAAGCCCTATACTAAGAATGTTCCTATTGCTGAACCTGATACTCTTTCCGATGCCGCAACCACACTTGTTATAAATCAAGCAAACTACACCAATTTTGAAGTTGACGATGTAGATAAGGCTCAGGGTGCGGTTACGGTTATGGACGGCGCAATGGCTGAAGCTGCTTATGCTCTCGGAGATGTTGCCGATCAATACGTTGCTGGAATCATGGAAGCTAACGTAGCCGCCGGAAACAAGATAGGAACCGACATTAGCCCCATTGTGCCAAATTCGACAGCAGGAAGCACGGTTTTCGATTACCTGGTTGATCTCTCCGTTACTCTTAATGAATCCAATTGTCCGAAGTTTGGTAGGTGGGTAATTCTTCCTCCGTGGATGATTGGAAAGCTCGCCAAAGACGACCGATTCACCAATATCTCTGCTTCCGGCTCTCCCGAAGCCCTGAGGAATGGTATAGTAACTCGTGTAGCTGGCTTTGACGTGTTGGAATCCAATAACGTACCCAACACGACCGGAACCCTCTACAAGTGCATAGCGGGCTATAGCGGCGCTGTCACTTACGGCGAACAGATCAATCAGGTGGAGGCATACAGGCCCGAAGATGCTTTTTCCGACGCTGTGAAAGCCCTTCATTTGTTCGGCGCAAAGGTAACTAGACCTTCCGCCCTTGCAATGATTACCGCAAGCAAGACCGCTTAGGGAGTGACGAAAAATGTCCAAATTTTTTTTGTGGCCTTCGACTCTTATCATAATCCTGGTTTTTGCCTCATTCTCTGGCCTTGCCGAAGGTAAGACCACGATTAACGAGAGTCAGTGTCTGATGGATTCTTATGTGACCCCTGCGACAGCTACAACTCTTAATAGCACGAGTGGAATGCAAATCAACTCTTCCAAAGACAACCGTCTTATTCTTCTGGTAGCCAACACTGCACAAGCCGCAGGGCTTAACGTCACTGTGGAAAAAGGAGTTTATTTCCGCTCGGGCCTGGGGAATCTATCTTTGACCATTCCAGCCTCTTCAACACGCCTCATAGGACCGCTTGAAAGCTCAAGGTTTGAGCAGGCAGATGGAAAGATCTACATCGCGATTAATAACACCAACGGAAACATAATTGGATATAGATTGCCTTCAAGCTGAAGGCTTCTATTTTTTGAGGTTTTTCATTATGACAGCCACTGAAGCTGATGTTATAGAGTCCTTGTCGATCTTAACCAATGTGGAATCAGTGCAAAGTGAAGAAGAATCCAAAGCAACACCAGAAGAAAACACAAATGCCGATTTACTCTATGCCGAATTCACAGAACTCCTTGATCAAGCTGAGGAAGAACTCGCGAATGATCTAATACGCCTTAATCTATCCGCCGTTGCTGATGTAACCACTAAACGAGCTTTGGCTTACCTAATTGCGGACTATATTCAAGTCGGTCAACCTGATTGGAATGCGCAAAAAGTCCAATTCAATCAAGATACAAGCGTTTCAAGATTCGCGAACCGAAAAGGATCTTCATATTATTATAATTATCTGCGAACTTTAGAAAACGCTCTAAAAGCCGATGATGATTATAAAGAACGCAAAGCAGGGGTTTTCATTACATGAAGCGCAGATTATTTAATATGTCTAACCGGATGATAATTTCCACAAGCACCGGAGGCGCTTCAACTGATGCTTTTTATAACTATGGCCCGGTGCCTAATGGAACTGAAGTAACTGTGGACGCCGGAACCCTTGAAACGCCTTCAGCTAGCTTATATTGCATACTCAAGGATCATGGTTATTATACTGAAGTCTCAATAGTAATAAACATGTTAAATGGTGCTACTCCGGTTCAAAAAACGGTTCTTTTTGATTACTGGAATGGAGACGGCTGTCTTACTTCTAAAGCCGTGAGTCCGTGCGCGATCACAGAAGTTCTGAATTTCACGGCTACGTATACAGGTTTAGATGGAACTGTAGCTGATCTAAAGATTCAAGCTAAAGATTCTTCTGGCGAATTCATTACAGTACCTGGAGAAAGTACCACAATTTATTCTTATTATGATTGTTTTTTTCAAGAAGTCACCACAAAGAGCGATTTGCTTAACTTCGGTTTTGCTGGAATTGCGGTTGATGACCTCTACTATTTAAGAAGTTATAAAGAATTGGAAACTTTGGATTTTTTTCAAATTGAAGGCTACGAAAAAGAAGTGGGCGTTAACCAAGATTTTCAAGTTTTCAGCTTAGTTAGGAAGATTCGCACGCCCGGAAGTTCAAAAGTGATCGCTTATGACTGTTTTTGCAAGGCAGGTACACCAGCATGATTTATAAATGGGTTAAAATTGATATTGAACAAGATGTGGATATTACAGAAGCCGCAACTTTCATAATAGCAACTCCTAGAGCAGAATGTTGGCTTTCTGTGGCTAAAATGATGATAACTAGCTATTTTTCAAATCTTGAAGGCCACTGCTCAGAAATTCAACTTCTCTTCGGAGACGATCCAAAAACCGGAATGATGAATTTAGAGGGAATGCCTCTAAATATTGATATTGGCGAATATCATGAAGTCCTTTCCGGCGAAGTAGATGAAGCCCTAAAGATTAAAACCACATGCAGCAGCGTTCAAGGCTATGCTCTATTATCGGAAAGTGAAGGATAAGGTTGAGGATCATCCTCTTTTGCCGCAAGAGGATCAGGATTTGATTGATTTTTTGATTGGCGGCAAAAAGGGGTTGGCAGAATTAGGGATTAGGCCGTAAAAAGGCTTAATACAATCTCATTTCTTTGATTATTAAAATATAAAAATTGAGTTTAATTTTTAAAATCATAAATTCATGGCTTTATCGTAGCCAACTAACTTAGTTAGCCAGTAAGAACTAAGTAACCCGTCCAATATTCCTTTGTGGCTCCTATTGGTCGAATTTGGATATTTGAGTCCCACCAGATACTATTATCGGTTACTTTAACTATCTGGCCTTTCTCAAAGAATAGAGCAGAACCGTCGAGTAACGCTTCGAGAAGAGCTTTTTTATATGCTTCTTGGTCGCCGTCACTTACATAGCTAACAATTTTTTGATATTGTTCCTTATCAACGCAACCAAAAAATTCCATAACGATTGGATACTTTTCGCCTATCGTTATCTCATCTTTTGTTAAACAATTCGCTACGGGCAAGACCGTCAGTATCAACAATGCACAAGTTAATAAGAGATATGTCTGCTTCATTTACACGCCTCCAGCATAATAATACTAACTTCTGACTAAAAGCTTATTGGTTAGGTCAGGCATATTTTTTATTTTTTTGAAAATATTTTAACGCTTCCTGAAGTCAGTTAACTTTTGCCTCATAGCCAATAATTATTATTGAGCCATATTTAAATTTGAATATGTTTTAAAACTTAGATAGTTATTAGGCTTGAACCATGCCGCATTAAACCGATTTTAAACCCTACAGGAATGTAACACATAGGGCGGAAAAACATAAGTATCCAAACGGGATATAAACTTAGATAGCATTTTGAAGAATCGCGAGATTATCATCATCAGTAGGTTTAGTCTATGGGGCCACGGCGATTTGAACGCCGGTCACAGGACCCCCAGTCCTGTAGGATACCAGGCTACCCTATGGCCCCGC